ACCCCCACTCAGCCGCGGTATATTTTATGATTTCTGAGCGCGTTACACCACGTGCAAGAAATGCAGCAATCTTGAAAGTTCTATAATCTTTTTCTGACTGTGTAGCCTTCTTTTTTTTCACTATTTTTCTAGATTGTGAAAGGAATCAAGAGCGTACCAAACGTGAGAGTTTCGATAGCCTCCCTGATGGGTAGGAATAATTGGTGTAACTCCGTGCCTATTACGCCAAGCTGGATATACCAATAATGAATTATCGGTCTGGTCAAACGTGGCATTGTAATCAGGTACGTGTAAGTTACCTCCCTTACTGTTACGTCTTTTGGTAATTATCATATTTATAGCACCTTTTACATTGGCGTGGTCTTGGTGAACTGGTGCGGATATGTTGCAATTCGAGATAGTAGAACTGAAATTATTAGCGAAACGCCAGTTATCAGGTATTCTTTGCTTAATTTTAAATAAGTGATTCTCTGCAACTGTTGGAATATATTTTTTTACTATTTCGAAAGATTTGATACCAGCTGCATACATTGCTTTAACAAAAGTATTAGCAGACTTTACAGAGTGAACAGATGACCTAGAGGCGTATGGCCTTCTCATGTGTGGTTTAGGTGGACATGAACCTAAGATAGTTGAATATTGCAATACTTCAGCTTTTTTGTTGTGCAAGCCACTTGACCTTTTCATTTCTGATTTAGGTACGCGCTTTGTATGTATTTCTCTGTCAGCTATGTTCACAAGGTTCTGTAACTCGTCTGGCAAAGTTTTTATAAACAAACCGACAGGAGTGCCATCAGGGTCTATTAGAATGCAATCTTCGTGAATGTTAGGCTCAATACCGCTTACGCTATCGCCTATTTTTAGCGGTGAAGTCACTGGTTTCAGGATTAGTTCAGGAAGCGTCATTTGAATCATTTGCGTCATTTACTCTCATTTTTTGTCATTTACTCTAATTAACTAGGTGTAAAAGGGTGTAAGACGTCATTTTGCATCATTTACTCTCATTTACTTCATAGTAACTAGGTGTAAAAGTAGTAAAGTCGGATTTACACAGAGTAATTAGGAGTAAAAGGTGTAAATGTAGGATTTACTCTAGTTACACCCATTTAATCAAAGTAATTAGGAGTAAATAGGATTTACACCCGCTTACTACCTTTTAAAACAATAAACCATAATGCATGGCGGAAACCAGCTTTCACCCCACATATTTATATCTCTTTCCTCATAGTGAATTGTTTTATATGGCGCTTCAACTTTATACTTTAGCTTTTGCTTTTCTATAACTTTCCATATCTTTGGCAGCATCGGGTCAATATCGAAACTCCATTCATAGACCAGCTTATTAAAGATACTTTTTGTATGTGTAAGTATCGGTATCTCTGCGCCCTCTATATCCATCTTGCAGTTATCAGCTAATACAGCTTGTTCATCGAAGTTAAGACAAGGAACTCTAATAGCCTTGTTACTTTTCTTTTTCATTATGGTATTGCGCCAAACATTGCCATTTTGAGCTATAGAAAGTGTTGTATCTTTCCTAAAATCATGCACTAAAGCAGCTTGTTTAACTGTTATTGCATTCTGAAAGCCATTTAATTTTGCATTTTTTTCGATTAAATCGCAGTTAAATGGGTCAGGCTCGTATGTAATCACGCTTGCACCTTTTGATGCTGCTAATAGTGAGAATGCACCCACGTTACCACCGCAATCGAGCCAAGTTTCATTATTCAGAACTTCCATACCTTTTTTTAAGTAGGATTGATTAGATAAAACCTCTATGAAAGTCTTAATGTCGGAGTAGCCTTCTCTGTAGAAGAATTGAACTCCGTTTAAAGAAGTTTTGGTTAACTTCATTAGCTTAATGCTTTAAGCGCGTTTACTAGCTCTTGGCCTATGTAGATACCTTTTTTCCTTGCTTCTGCTACTACTTCTTTTGCTTCTTCATAATCTTCTGGTCTAAATTCTATTTGTATTGCCTTCATTACATCGTTTGCCAGTTCGCTGGTAGGGTCTTCAAAATCTTCTAAAGATCCATAATCTGGATCATCAGCAAAGGTTGGTACATCATCGCCCCAGCCTAAAACAGATAAATCAAATCCATTTTCCATTAGAGCCTCTAGTTCATGTTTCAATATGTCATCGTCCCAACTAGAGTTTAAGGCGAGTTGATTATCAGCAATTATGTAAGCTTTACGCTGATCTGGTGTTAGATGGGAAAGCGTAA